AGGGGGGCTTCGGTCCCCTTTCTTTTTGCTACAATCATATAGCACCCACTCGCAAAGAGTCATAGATGAAGTTGTTTCTGGATCTACTAGTTGATTTCGCCTCACTTGAGAAGTTGTGGATTAGCAATACGTTAATATATGACGCAGAAGGTAATGTGATCGGACAGATAACATTAAATTATCACGGCGATAAAAAAGTATTCATTAATTTGATTGCAATAAACCCAGAACATCGAAACAAGGGTTATTTCACCCAATTACTAGATTTGATTTCAAGAGTTGCTGATAAAAATGGAGATACACTTCAATTAATACCTCTCCCGACAGAAACAGATAAAATTCCATGTAGCGGAATTACAATTGAGAAATTACAGTCAATTTACTCTAGTTATGGTTTCGAACCTGACATTGAGGGGGTTAGAGTATCTACTTATACTAGATCTCCCTCGCACTGAAATAAAAAAGCCCTCCAATAAGAGGGCTTTGATTTACTCACCTAGTTCATTTAATTTATCATCAACAGGGGCACCATTTAATGCCCATGGTTCTAGATTAAATTCAATACCTGCCTTTATTCTTCGTGCTATTTCATCCACAACAGTCCAATATTCATCCCAATAATATCCCAGTTTAGGTACATTATGTCCTTGTCTCTTCATATCCTCTTGAGCTTGAATTACTTTAACTAGGTCATTACGAGTATATGCCAGAGCATCGTCATTCATAGCTTGAATTTTAGCCTTACCTTCAGCAAAATCATATACATCATTTCCGGTAGAATCCTTAGCTTCATCAATCGGAGCAGATGCCCTCGATGATGTGCTAATGTACTTCATGTACTCAACTAGACCTTTTTCAGTGAATTCGGCATTGATGAATTCTCCATTTCCGTCTTGAACCTGTGATTCTTTTATAAGTCCTTCCGCTTTTGCGGTTTCGAATGTATTAGGGTCTACTCGTAAAATTGCATCCCAATCAGCCTCATCCAAATAATCCAAGTATTCTGCATATGCTCTACGTGGAGAACTTCCACTGAAAGCAGGTAGCTTTTTCTTAGCATCTTCATATACACTAGCCATAGGATCTTCTCCAGTAGCCGCTTCTTCCAATGGCTTATTTGGGTCTAATTCAGCCGCAGGGATTCCCGCTTGCTGACTCAACTGCCCAATATATTGGCCAGTAGAATCGATGACCTTATTCTTGATTTCTTCAGGAAGGCTAGGCCATTCTGCCTGAACACGTCCAAACCATTGATCAGGGTCTTCGGACTTAGATACATCAATCACATCATCGTAATTATGTGCAGGAATTGTTTCGTCGCCAACTGATTCCATAATGTATGTAATTCCATTTAATGTGATTATAGCCATGATTACCTCTCAAGCGTATTTATGCCTTGAATCATATAATGTCAAGTAAAAGCTAAATATTAACATGAACGATTAGCGAAAGGGCGTCCGATATGAAAATTCTCTCATACCTATTAGACAAAATTGGTATCATCTGGAAGAGAAAACCGTCGGGCTTAAACCTTAAAACGCTAAAATTGATCTTTGAGGACGAATGCGCATTCTGTGACGCCAAAATAGATTATAGTAATTTAGTCGCAGTCGAGGATAAAAATGTTCCTTGTTGCTTATATTGTAAGGCACTTAATGAAAATGGAACAAGATGGACTTCTATCCTAAAAAGAAATTACGAAAATGAAAAACGCAGGTATTGCGATAAGTACCTGCGTATCATGATTTTATTTTCTGATGTAGATTAATTGTTGATTATTGTTTCTCCGGGATAATCCACCATACGATCTCTCATTGCCTGAACCTTCTCAGCCGGAACTCCGTGAGTGTTCTGAAAACGACCTTCAGATCGATATACACTCACGGGAATTCCGAGAGATTCTGCCATTGAAGTATATTCTCTGATTTCCTTCAATGTGGTGAGAGTATTTGCAACAATGACAGTCTTTCCATCTTCAAGGGCCTTCAGCGTCCTGCGCTGGTTGGACTTGTGCGCCCAGCCCAACTTGGAAGGATCGAATCGATATTCTCCTTCGACAATGAAGAATTCATCGGATTCAAAAACGCTAACTCCGAGTTCAGATGCCAGCTTCTTAGCGAAGGTAGACTTCCCCGAACCAGATACGCCTCGAACAAGGATCAATGTCTGGGTAGTATTGTTCATACACTGAAGATACTAAACATAAACGAGAACGTCAACCAAAAAGTTGACAGTTCCTATGGGTTAAAGTATTATTATGATATGACATTCGATTTTCTGGGATGGACTTGTGCTATACTTTCAGTATTAGGAACGCTATACATTAATTACAAAAATAAATTTGGCATGGTATTGTGGATATTGTCTAATTTGCTTTGGATGTATTATACTTTCTTCATTAGTCACAACATGCCACAATTCTTTATGTATGTTGTTTTCACATTGACTAATCTTCACGGGATACACAAATGGAAACAACTAGAAAAATCAACAAACCAATAATTGCGGTAATATGCGGAATGATGGCAAATTTAACTATGACATTCTTCCAGTTAGAAACTTTTCCTAAAATATCAACAGGAATATTACTATGCATAATCTACTATTTTACTTTATCTAAGATATTCAAGCCAACGTCACTTAAGGAGTCATTAAAATGCATGCATATGCGGGAATCGGCTCAAGAGAAATAACTCATACAGAAGCAAATCAGATACATCGTATAGCGAACTACCTAATGTCTAAAGGATATTTCCTATACTCAGGTGGAGCAGATGGATCCGATCAAGCATTCGAATCCGCATGTCATGGATATGGATTGAAATTTCTTCCATGGCCGGGATTTCGCTCGAATTATAATTCGGAAATATACAACACATTCATTCATAGTAAGTCATCAATTGAATCAGTACTTAAATATCACCCAGCACCCAACGCATTATCTGACGCCGCTAGAAAACTGATGAGTCGGAATTATTTCCAAATACATGGAAGTGGTAATTTTCCGCAGGTAGACTTTGTAATCTGTTGTGCAGATCCCATTCGTAATTCAAGAGGCGAAGTTAAGGGTGGAACAGGTCAAGCTGTTAGAATTGCGCTTGACTTTAATATTCCTGTGTTCAATATCCGAGATAAACACTGCAGATGGGAAGCGTTTATGAATTCTCTTCCATCTGTAGAGTATTCTTCGATAGAAGAGATCGAAAATAATCTACATTCAATTGGATGCGAGAATATAGATCGATGAATTGATCGGGTCTTAGTAGTCCATACAAGATCATTGAAAATAAGAGCGCCGCTGCAATTATACCTTTCATCCCTAACCCCTTTTCAATATTATAGCACTAGTCATACACTACAATATCAATGACTTGCCCATGTGCTTCATTAATTACATAGGTCAACTCAATAGGAGTTTCAAGATCTCCATGATCGGTCATATATGCAGTGTACTGACCATCTTTATTATAGACCTTGACTTTATATCCAGCCCCTGCAATTTTCATTCCACGCTTAGTAGTCAGTTCGACTCCATCGGGTAATGTGATACTGTAACCCTTCCAACGGCCAATTACATATGGTTCTGGAGGAGTTTCAGATTCTAGGATAGTCAATATGTTATGTCGAGTTGCGCTTGATTCTAGAATTGCATTTTTCAAATCACCTACATTATATCGCTTCATAATCTACCTCTAAGTTTCTTAACTGCGCTTACGTAATATGGCATTGCTTCTTGCAATCCCGGATGTAATGGCTCAGGTGGATTATCTATTTGAGTCCACACATAATCATCAGTCTCTGAATTTAGATGAGGCTCGAATTCATTCTCACAAATTACCAAATAGTTGTAATATTCGAAATCATTGTCTGGATCTTCATAAACGCTCACTCCAATATAATCATCCATTCCTCCATAACCAACTTCTTCAGATAATTCACGCTCTAATCCGTCAATAGGGGTTTCGCCTTCATCTAATTTTCCACCAAATCCACCCCAAGTATAAGGCTCCAATACATTTCCAGATCTCAAACCAAACAATACATTCCCAGTAGATTTTGCATAGAATAAACACCCCGCAGCTTTTCTACCCCAATATGGAGAATTTTCAGGTGCATCATTTTGTTCGCCTCTTGCTATTCCGGGATCTTGATCATCAAATGGTTGAGATTCATTCGTAGACATATAAGATGTATTTTGGAGTGGAGATCTATAAGGCTCAAACATTTCCATAATAGCTTCATGTAAATGCTTAGCTATTTCAATAGCGGCTAATTGCTTCTTAGCCTTTTCCTTAGTCAGACATTTTTTGGTAGTCGTATTATGTACATGATAGCACCCCTTATGTCTCTTTTCTATTGGCATTATCCTTCTCCTCTATTGTATCGACAGCTTGACCCGGAAGCTCTCCAAATCCCATCCCTTTCAAAGTAGCATCAGAAGCAACAGATAACATAGTTGAAAAGAAACCCTCCTCCAAAGGCCCTTTCATTGAATCTAATTTAGTTTTTAGGTTTCTAAGTACCCTATTAGCTTCATTCTTTAATACAGTGGCTCCACTTTTTCCTGCAGTGATCGTATATGCTGGAACATATTCGAATTTCCTATCTTTCTTAAATCGTGGAATAGGCTTAATAGGCTTTTTGAAATTGCTAGGTGTTATTATTATTTTAGTTCCATTATATGTAACTTCAATACCTATCCCATTTAGAATTGGTTGCCCAAATATTAAACCTAACTTAACAAGTTCATTATTTTCATCATTAGTCACAGTGTCGTCTTGATAATTGAACGACTCATATATAGAACCTCTATAATAGCACTTCATTATGATACTCCATCGGAAAATCGCTCAGCAGCTTCTTTAGCCTGTGCTTCAGTTTCAATTGTATATTCCTTGCCATTGTAGGCAACGTCACCCTTCTTGATCTTGTCTCCAATACCGAATCCATACACTGCTCGATGACTCCATCCATACCATTTACCGTCACATCCTTTACCTAAACCGATTCCAGACGTTTCCATCTCTAACCACTCTTGGAATTTAATCTTCGCTTTACCAGTAGAATATCTAGGTAGATTCTTTAGAGTTCTTTTATTAGGAGGAATATCAGTTTTGATCTTTCCTTTTATTCCATTTAATTCGTATTTCTCAGATGCTTCGTATAAACACCCATTCCAAATTACTTTCATGTCATTATTTAGGTCCAAGTCTTGCTACAATGATCAATAGGGTCACATTAAAGGCTCATAACAGAAAGGTAAAACATGAGAAAGTTAATTGTTGGTATTGCACTAGCTGTCGCACTTGGATCATATCTAGCCGCATGCAAGACTTCGGCTACACCTGCAGGCGGAGATTCTACTGCGGTGGTTGATACTCTAAAGGACTCGACATCAGTCGATTCAGTAGAGATCGATACTACCAAAACTGACAGCGTCAAGGGTAAGTAAAAAAAGGAAGGGGGGTAAAAATCCCCCTTCTATATTAACAGAAAGACTATCAATGAATGAAGCACATGAAACTGAGATAGTGATTGGAACTGATACGTTCGAGGAACCAATTAAAGATTCATATTGGTATGAATGCGGAATTATTCCAAATGAAGTAAATAGTAGAAGATTTCGATATACTCAATTCCATATGGATATGATTATTAATTGGCTACAAGACATAATATCGGGTAAAACACTTCATAATCAATATGTACCGTTAATTCATGAAAATTTCCCAACAAATTCCACATTAGACCTAACAAAACTATGTGCTAGAATTATAGCTTACGAATACAGTGATAATAAACTATGGATTGAATTGGTTCCAGTAGGCCCGTTGGCTAAAGAATTTGTAGGACTCAGTGACTATTTGAAAATAGTAACTCTCATGATTGGATCGATACAGAAAATTGACGACATTAACACTGTAGCTGAAGATGCATATATGTGCTATTTCTTCCTAACAAATAAAGAATCTACATTATTGAATTGGGACTATAAACCTGATCCTGTAGATACCCCTCAGAATCAACAGCTAGAATTGGATCTAGATTAGCCTCATCTAGCCAAGACCATTTTCCTTCATAAAATACTTCCAGATCTTCTGGTGGTATTTTTTGTGTAGTGTAGTATGAACATTGACGCCCTTCATTATGCCCTATAGTGTCTACTTCATATTCAGATACTTCAAATCTTAATACAACGGGAATCATCAAATCCTCAACAAAATCATCACTTCTATCAGCCGCATGATCTTCGTATATATTAACCCAGAATGAAATGTCATTCTGACAAGTAGAAAAGAATAATTTACCTCTTGACCATGAAGAATATGCTCCAATACCGACTCCCCCTCCATTACCCGGAACTAATCCATTTTTTAATATTGACTCTACAAATCTTAGATAAGTAACATGATATGCAGTCTTAATACTTCCAACATTCTCATATATAGTACCTTTGTATAAGACTCTCATGATTATTCCTTAGTGATATTTGGATCGTCGCTTGGATTTTTATTGTAAATTGATTTTATTTGATTTGGATTGTATACAATATAATGAGTTGAGTTTCTAGTTCCCTTCATATTTTCAAATACACTTGCATCCATAATAATACCATCAAATCTAGCCCGTAGAATAATTCTTTTTATGAATTCGCCAGTGTAATTTTGTTCTTCTCCGTAATATGCGTCACTTAGTGCATAAGCATTTTTAATTGCTTTGTAAAACTGAGTAGATGTAAATCCTCCATCATACGGTTGCAATTCTTCAATAATGCTACTAAATATCTCATTCTGCTCAATATATTCCAAATTATCTAATTCTTCACGCAATGACTCTAATAAGGTAACACCTTCACCCTCTGGTTCTCCTTCCTCTTCAGTCTCTTCATTAAAGGGAATATTGTAATCAAAATATTGCTTAAATTCGTCTCCTATATAAAAAGGATTTTCTATTTTCAAATACACAGGCATGATGTTAGGCGCTGGATGTTCTCCTATTATTTCATCTTTAGCTTTAGCTTTAAGTAAGGTATTCAATGTATTATCTGATGAGGCTTTTTCTATTTCAGATACATCTATACCTGTAACATTAGATAGTTCTTCGAAATCTTCAATCTGATCCCACTCTTCCACCAACCAAGAAACCTTATTCTCAGCGTCAGGCCCTAATCCAGCATAATTTGTATCTGCGTCAGTAGTACTTGAGGTGAAATAGAATCCTTTACCTACATAAGAATCTTTATATGCTTTTTTAATATCAAAAACTTCGAAATTCCTAGTAGTTCCATGAAATACGTTTAATGGATCTCCATTATCATCTACAACTTTTGAATTTCCGAACCAAGCCTTAAATGCAGGAGTATCAGTAACAGATACAGCTTCGTATATGAAATTTCGATACATTATTTTCATATTCATATTTAGCTCTTTTGTATGAAAATTTCATTCTTCCTCCTCGTACAAACGGATTACTGGAATCGTTTTTATGCCCAATTCCTTGGCGGCTAATACTCTATGATGTCCATCTAATATCGCATAGTCTTCATCTACAATCGGAGGTGGTAGTTCTTCACCATCTCTGATGGCATTCTTAATTGAACGGACATTGCCGGAGTCTTGGCTTTTTTCTGCAAATATTAGATCATCTATATTGACCTGAAACACTTTAGCCTTTTCGTTGCTTCCGAATTCAACAGGATAATAGCTTCGATAAAGTCCAAGCTGTTTTCGTGTTAAATCTCTATTTGTTAGATACTCTAACTTCTCTTCGAGGGTCTGTTCTTTTTCAATAGATTGTATCTGCTTTATTGATACTTTTATTTGACCATCACGTAATTCTCTGAATATTAGATTTGGTTTAATTGCATAGTATTCCATTCCATTCTCCTTACCGTATGATCTCACCGCATTCTCAGCTAGTTCTTGTGACTTGAACTGCTTATTCTTAAAATACTCGCCAAGTCCATACAAATCCCATTCAAATGATTCATATAAATGCCCACGATATACTATTTTCATATGCATATTTAGTTGCAAAGTGGTTGACGGATGCCAAGTCGTATAGTATCTTTCTACAAGAACACTCTCGAAGAAAGGGATCTCATGACACTCGGCCTAATAATTCTGTTCGTTTGGGGAATGTGCGCTGTTATCAATCTAGTATATTGCATTAAAGCGAAGGAGATTGATCTTTCGGATGAAAATAACGCACTTGCATTCTTTTTACTTGGCGTTCTAATCGCCCCAATGGGAACAATCTTAGGTGTAATGGGTTTGCTTCATGAATTGAATAAAGCTATTAGAGAACAATCTGAAGATGAAATCAAAGAAGCTAAGTTCGCTAAGAAGGCGTCAAAGACTGTTTGATTTTATAATTAGCCACCCATTGCAGGCAATTCAGAGAAATATCCTTGTTTTAGCTTAGAATGTAGCAAATATAGTATCTCGTAAAATTTGGCTCTTGTGGAGTCTTGAGTATTAGATTCCTTGTCGTTTGCCATATGATCAACTAAATCTTTCTTAGTTGTCCTCAGATAACTCAAAACCTTATCAACGAATACTTGGAATGGCATTTTAGTCATTAATCTAGCCCGACTTGGCGAAAATGTGATGAATGCAATAATAGACATCAAGAACGCATTCACTTCCGTGGGATCATTGAAGTAAGTATTTGGACTTATTTCTGTATTATCGTAGTTAGTGTCTGAATTAATACCGTTCTCTCGTTGTAATATGTGTGTTACTTCATGAAGAATGCTAATGAAGACATCATTACTAATGTCTTTTGATTTTACATCCCGTTCAGCAATTGTGATTAAATATCCATCCTCGTAGTTACTCAATTCAGCATCTGCTCCATTAAAATGCATATTTTCGGTAATAAGCAAATAGATGTTTGGGTTCTTAGTTACCGGAAGAATTACATCAGGTTGATATTTCGGATCCCTAACATACTTGAAGGCGAACATTCCTATCTTACTCGCCAAGTCATGTATCTGAGTAATGAACTTCAAATTGAAATGAGAAGTAGGACCTCGATGATAATCCTCTTCATATAGTGTGCCTTTATAGAGAAATTTCATGTTTTTATTTATCATCATGTGTTATCTAAACATCATCAACTAAATACTATCCGTGAAAATGGCATACCGTGGCTTCATCTACGAAGCAGAAGAAATTCAAGCAACTGTCGAAGTGGATGGAATATCCAGACCAACATCTAACAGTGCAGATAATCTAATACACCCAACGCTAGAGGGCATTACAGCCTTCTGGAGATGGTTTGGTGATTCTAAGGCAGTAGATTCCAATGGTCGCCCACTCGTCCTATTTCATGGCTCCTACGAGAATTTCGAAGAGTTCCAGTTACCTTGGGATCGAGATGATTACGACCCAGATAATGGTGAATATGTTGAAGATGGCTACGCAGGTGGTAATCTAGGAATTGGATTCTATTTTACCTCTCATAAGAATTACGCAAAGACTTTCGGAAATGTGAAAGAATACTACATTAGGGCTATCAACCTATTCAACCTAACAGATGAAGCTAATATCGAAATGGTGAATACTAGATTCCAAGAAGAACGAGATGAATTAGACTATGGTGAATATGGCGAAGTTATCGACGCTATCATGAAAGAAAGCAAATACGATACTGCATTCGGTAAAGGCGTGGGGGGATTATCATATGGCGCAGACGAGTGGAAAATACTAAATGGAAATCAAGCTAAACTAGTATCCAATAGCGGAGCCTTTTCTAATTCGCCAAAGGTAGCAACTGAACAGGTAGACGTATTATGAAATATCTTTATAGGGGTAGACTATTCGAATCTGAGAATTTCCCAGAAACTATTAACGTGAATGGGAAGAACAGATCCACTAGAAACAATAGAGGTGGTAAGATATATCCCACCATTGAAGGTATTACCAATTTTTGGAACTGGTTTGGTGATTCTAAGACGGTCGATGATTCAGGTAGACCTATCGTGTATTTCCATGGGACTGCTAGAACTGGCATCGGAGAATTTTCTGGCGACCGTGGATATGCTGGACACTTTACAGAGAAACCTGACTTTGCTGAAGACTTTGCAAATGCTAGATATGCTGATGCAGTGGATAATGGAACCGATATTGAATATGGAGACGCTGCGAATATCTACCCAGTGTATTTGAAATGCCTGAACATTTTTAACATATACGACCAAGCGCAAAGACATAAAATTGGACTTTATGACGACATAGGTTCATATGAATATACAGACGTTGAAAACTTCAGAGATAATATAGTAAAGGCTGGTTTTGATTCTGCATATGACTTCGAATACGGCACTGACGAAGTAACAGGGATCGCAGTGGTAAATTCAAATCAAATCAAATCGGCCATTGGAAATACTGGAACATTCTCAAATGAAAGCCACATAACAAAGGAGTAATTACTCTTTAGTTATGCTTGCTTTTTTAGTTGGATTCTGATTGAATACCGACTTAGCCTGATTAGGGTTGAATATAATGTAATGACGAACCCCTGTGTAATTACCAAAGAAATACAATTGAGGGTCCATGATAACTCCATCATATCCTGCGAGCTTGAGAACCTCAACAAAAAATGGCTTAGTGTTCAATATCTTAGCCAGTGGTTCGTATCTAACTACTTCAGTAAAGAATGAAGTCTCTGAGAATTCTCCGCCGTAGCTAATCTTGATTAATAAATCACGCCAATCAACTTTGTACTTATTACAGATTTTAGATAGAGCCGCTAATAAAATATAACCTTCACTCTGATCGTTAATTAGGTTTAATGTATTATGAGGTGCATCTGGATTTGTCTTAAGTGTATATTTTACTGACTCCATGCCTATGTAAAAAGGGTTTTCCATTTTCAAATACACTGGCATTATGTTTGGCGCTGGATCATCACCAACAATTTGAGCCTTTGCATAATCAGAGATTTTCATGTCGTCTACTAGAGAATAATGATAGCCACCTCCGAAAGATTTCTTAGGTTGACTTTGAAATGTAATACCTAATAGCTTCTCAAGTTTCTTTGGATTCATATAGACTAATTCTTTATACTTATTTCTAACCCTAGACTTAGCATCTCCACCTTCTCCACTCGCATAATTCTTTTCTGCGTCACCTGCAGAGTCAGTGAAATAGATACCTCCGTAGATGAAGTTCACAAACTTAGACTTCTTGAAGGTGTCGAAATCATGCGTTGTTCCATGATACACCTGCTTAGGGTTACCATTCTCGTCAACTACTTTAGAATCGCCAAACCACGATAGAAGTGAAGGGCTAAATTCTTTAGCTTCGTAAATAGATCCGTTATACAAATACTTCACTTAACCCTCCAGAATAACATGTTCTTGTATTGTTGCCAATTCTTCTCAACCCAGTCAACACATTGTACGATTGATTGCTCAGAATTTCGAGTAGTGGTTGGATCGAACAGATAATCGCGTGAAGTATGATTCTGATTCCCAACAACCTTAAAATCGCCACCATCATTCTCAAGTAAGACGAACTCCTTTACGTCGGGTCCGTAGAATACTATTTGATTCTCATTATCTCCATAATGGTAGAAGTGTACACCGCTACCACGAAACATTACAGCATGCTTTCCATATTTTTTAGATCTTGCGGTATTTTCAACTTCCCTACTATTCGCCAAGAACGCAAAATTATACCCTTCAGATTCATATCCTTTATTCGTATGTCTAGTTATTCCAAGTGTAGTTATATCATCGGCACCTACAGTAAATCCGTCTCTGGCAATAGAACGAGCGTTATCCGAGAAATGAATTAGCCAAGTATTATTAGGTAGTAGTTTCTGCTTACTCAAATCCATATTTCTTCGAGTACTACTATAAACCTCGGGTTCATTTCGATATAATCCACCCTCTAATCGTTTCTCGAATTCGTCAAAATATTCACCATACCTATCCTGTAGATCAGAGAATTCAAGTTCATCCATATAATCCAAATCTTCAAGCTCAGGGTGTGCGTCTTGCATCCAATCCCTAAACAAATATCTTAGCTCTTCCATATCGTAGGTGGAATCTCCAGCGCCTTTGGCATAATTCAATAAAGAAACATTTTCTCTGGAATAAGCCTCGTATAATTTACCCCTGTATAGATACTTCACTTAATCCTCCTCGTCGCCATCAACTTCGAGCTTTAAGTATTCTGGCGATACGCCGCCATCCATAATCCACGTATTATGATCCATGCCGCCACCCGAATCTACCCATCGATCAACATTAACACCGTATCGATGTCCAATTGCCTGAGACACCAGATATTCAAATACCTCTGGTTCTTTTTGCATCAATGGCATGTCGCCAGCTTGCTTCATTCGCATAGTATCTATTGCAAATTTGCAATTACCGTATGAATCAATATAACCGTCTAGTTCGGTGGAAGTAAATACGCCATGTGAATTGCGATTAGACAATCCAGTACCCCACCCCGGCAATAGACCATTCTTCAATATCTCTTCCTTATTTTCGCAAGGAGTTGCATGATACAACGTCTCAGGAAATTTCCAAAACTCATCACTCATTCTTCTTTCAAGATTGGCGAACTCAGGGAACTCCTGATAATAGTCTTCAACGTCATTGATTAGTTTTTCAACCGGGAATACTTCTCTATTCCTAATAATGAAATACCCGCCTGCTTCTTCAAATACGTAGTCTGAATCAACAGGATAGCCCTTAAGATTCCATTTCTTTAATAGCGCACCTACGCTTACATTAGTATTCTTCAAATCATCTTCAATGTCATCAGAGCCGTTATCTGCAATTCCTGCAATTGCTTGATCATCTAAATGCTCTGCATATTTCTTCTTTGCGTCGTCATCCGACATGAACATGTCAGTCTGATACACACTCTCATACACGAAACCTTTATATAGAATCTTCATTTTGATATTTATTTCCTAATCAAGATTGTTTGTATGCCTAGTTCCTTCAGCGCGGCCAGTCTATGATTCTGGTTAATCAAAGTATATTCTGCATGTTCGTCAAAGAATTCAAATACGCTAGTTAGAAAAGGCAGTATCTTCTGTTCAGTCTCATTAGGGCCGTCTGGGTATGGAAAGCAATTGTGTAACGAATTAGCCTTAGGATTTAATCGTCTATATTCATAGAATTGTTCACCTTCGTCTCGATAGATCAATATGTTTGAAAGTGAATAAACTCTTAATCCAGCAACTCCAGTATCCCTAAACTCAGGATATATTTCATCTTCATATTCTTTGTTGGAGTCTAGAAAGTCTAACATTCCATCTAAATTATATTCCAACTTACTCACTTCTACTGGAAATGGTTCAATTATTCCACCATTTCTAATGTATTCAACATACCTTTCGATTTGCTCAGGGTAAAATTCATTATCTTCAGTTGCTAAAACTCGACCAATACCTACTTCTTCAAGATCGCTTCCCTTAGTTATCCTATACGTAATTCCATTAACTATGCGATAGTCATAATTGGGAGTTCTTTTAATTCGCTCAATGTCATATCCGCTTTTTGATCTGACTTCTTCATAGACATAACCACGATGCAAAATCTTCATGCTTGATATTTAGAGCTAGGTGGCAAGCCCGATGCTACCATACTAGCATGAACATGGAAATCCTCAGCATCGACTACTACCG